ATCCCATTTTATTATCTGAACTCTCAACTATACTACGAATATATATTAAGTCAGAAACCTTTTTTAGGTTTAATAATTCCAAAGCAACTAATGTTGCTAAAAAGCTTTTACTACTACCAGAAGGGCCTGTAACGAAAACAACTTTAGTATTGTTGTCTAATGCTAACTTGAGAAACTCTTTTTGCCTGTTTGTCAAATCCGATCTTTGTCGAATCTGTACCGGTCTTTCTAGTTTATCGGCCTGATGTACTAAAAGACTCTTGTCTTTAGTAGCAGGTGTGTTAATTTGACTGTTTTGAGCTAACTTCTGTTTTTGCAGGCGTTTTTTCTTACTCATCTGATAATATTTACTCGCAAAAGTCTTTTAATATAGGTCTATAACCAAAAAGAAACCCGTCGATTTCTCGACGGGTCCTTTGATTAAACGTTTTATCGTTTGTACTATGCTTATTATAGCATTGTAGCAGCTGTGCCTGGAACGAAAGCGTTGCCAAGACCAGATACGATAATGAGGTGGTAATAAAGAGCAGCACCGAAAATGTGGTCAATAACACCATAACGGGTCATTAAACCAACACGTGGACTGAAGTCATTAGGACCAACTGTACGCTGTACTAATACAGGAATGTATGGGCAGTAAACGATACCAGTGTCATAGTATTCAGCACCCTTGTAGCCTAATAGAGCATACTCGAGTAGTGAACCACGTTGACCTGTCTGATATTGAGCCTCTGTACGTGTATCACGGTAGATCGTGAAACGACCACCGACGGTACCAACTTTAGCAATACCAACTGGTTGTGTGTTTACATTACCGTTAACTGAGAACCATTGGAACTCAGGAAGCATTTCAAACATTGCGCAAACACGAGGTGTTGCAATGATGAAGTTAGCTGCACCACGACGGTTACGGATAGCAACGCGGTTAGCTTCAACGATAACACGTGCAAAGAAGTCACGGTTACGTTCACCTAACCAACGACCATCAGCTGAAGCTGCGTTCCAGAATGAGTAACCTTGACCTGCGCCTGCGTTAAGAGCAACTTGGCACATACGGATTACCATTTCACGGTCGATTTCAGCTTGAATTTCGTACGACATAGCGTTCGTTAATTCATTGTCGATATCGATACCGTTCATGTTCTTGAGATCTTGCTCAAGTTCAACTGACCAACGAGCAGCTAGACGACGTGTACCAGCTTCAACAGCGGTCTTTTCGAACGAAACGACCATCTGAGGAATATTGCTTGTTAATTCAAAATTGCTTAAGAATTGAGCAATACCGTTATCTGTTGGGAGGATGTTGAAGTCAGCGTTACCGGAAAGGAACGTTGAAGAAATACCCGTGAAGCGAGTATTGAGGTAGTTCCAACCTACTTCATTACCTGGAGGGTTGTTTGAAGCAGCTGTCCATCCTTGTTGACCTTGGGAAGCTTGGCTGTAGCCGCCACCGTTGTCAACTTGTGTATTTCCGAGTGGATCTGCATCGTATTTATAACGTAGTGCAAAAGCTAGACCAACAGGACCGCTCATAGGTTGAACACCAACGATTTCGTTTGTGATCAATTCTGGGAAGGTACGGCGGATCATCGGAATGAGGATCTTTGGTAAACGAGCATCTTGGGATGCATAGAAATCGCTTGACTGTAAGCCACCTTGACCAGGAGCACCTTGAAGTGTGCCGAATACGCCTGCATTACCTGCGACGTTAGCTGCTTCAAAGCACCACTTCTCTTGATTTTCAAGAAGGATAGCTGTGTTCAAACGAGTGTGTTCGTTTACGATTTCTGGAGTATTGTCATCGGAGTGATTGAGCAATGGTGCCCACTTCTTTAAAAGTTGGCCAGCGCGATCACGATCGATGTATGACTGTGAAGGTTTGATTTGTTTCATATCTAATAATTTTATAAACTGACATTACCTCAAGTACTTAACAGTACTTCAACGTTAGATATACTTACAAAAAAAAGCCCGATTTCTCGGGCTTTTGTATAAAAATCTGATTTATTTATTAAGCAAGTCTGTTCTTAAGTAGCGATACGTAAGACTCAGCTACAAACTTTTCACCATCGTCATCTGAAGCAGATGTAAATGATTTGGAAACTTGTTTCTTGTCTTCTGTAACTAGTACATCAACATTGCCAGTCTTTGGCTTTGTGGATTCTTTAAGCTCTTGAATTTTTTCTTCTTCGCGCTTATCAAACATTTCTAAAACGTAATTAAAGTTTTCGTTAATATACTTTGCATCTTTTTCAGCTAGTACCCGTAAAGCATAGTTCTTTTTGTTAGCAGGAAGTGTTGATACTTTCTTTTCTAATAAAAGATTTGATTCTAGTACTTGAACTTTTTCGCTTAAGAGTTGTGATTGTTTTGCAGCTGCAGCAGCACGTGCATTAGCTTCATCAATTTGTTTCTTACCGTCTAATAAAGCTTCTTTTACACTTTCATTTACAAAAGTTTCATCGAGGCTTACTAAGCGTTTAATTTCTTCAACAATCTTAGTGTTACGAGCATTTTGTGTAGCTTCTTGAAGCTGCTGTGAAGGAATTGCTTTATCAAGATAAAGATCGAGATAAGACGAAACATTCTCTACAAGGTTCTTAGTAAATTCTTTTGCTTCTACTTTTGAAACATTTTCATAGAGCTTTACAACGTGAGCAAGCTTTGTGGCACGGTCTTCGTCAAGCTTTTGCATAGCTTCAGCAAATTGCTTTGCATGTAAGTCATCGATACGAGCAACAATCTTCTCAAGCTTAGCTGTATGATCAGCATCAATAGCTTCTAGAACTTTTTCAAGTTTAGTTGAGTACTCTTCGTCTTGTTGTACAAGAGCAGCTTCAACTGCGAGGTTAACCTTTGCTTCAACAGCTTCTGAAACTGCTTTTAGCGATTCCTCGGAAAGGAGGTCTTTTGTTGCCTCTTTAAGAATTGTGGAAATGTCTTGGCTCATATCGTATTATATATTTAGTAAATTGTACCTTATTATTAGGATTTTTTTGCTGTTTTGTTTGCAATTACAGAATCCGCTTTCTGGATGCGTTGTTTAAGTTTCTCATTGATTACTGCTTGTAATGTTGAATTAGCAGTTGAGTAGTTTTTATCAACTACGTGCTTAATAAAGCTTGCAATTTGATTTTTGTGATTCATATTATTTAAGGTTGTTGATAAAGCGAATGATGTGCTCTCTAAGATATAGGTCGACGTCCTTTTTAGGCAAGGAGCTAAGTTTAGATTCTAGCATGTCGTATATTTCTTCGTAACGACCATCTTGCTTGATAATAAAATTCTTTGATTCGAGAATACCATTTACAAATGCACCAGGAGCAGAAGGATCAGCAACTGCATCAACTGTAATGAGTTTCATGTTGGTTACAAAATTTGTACCACCTTTATCTTCTACTGTACCTAAAGCTCTTGAACTCATACCCATCTTTACCCCGTCCATTACCAATGAACGCATAATTTCTCCCAATGGCGTGCGTAGTACTTTACTCTTACCCTTTACAACATTACCATCCATACGAAGTTCTGTTATAAGGTGGCATGCTCTTTCACTGCTAACATTAGCGCTATTTGGATGTTCAAGTTCTCCTAAAGCTCTATTTGTTCTAACAAACTCTTCATTATAACGTTCCACTTCACGAGCCATTTCTTCACGGCTGTAAATACGGTTGTTACGGTTTTTTTCTTCTGCTACCATATAAACACCAGATACATAAATATTGGCTGGCTTGTCTTTGTTGCCTTCTTCGATTAAATAATCAAGTCCCTCGCAGATAGGGGTTTGAGTTATGAGTTTGTAAACCATTGCGTATACTTATGCTAATATACTAATAAAACTATATAATCTCTTGTATTTTTAATAGGTTAGCATAAAATATAGTAATGATTTTAAAGGACGTTACTGCAACAATCTCTACAAGAGGTAGAACCAACACGACTTTACCGTTAGTTTTATCGTCGCTGTTAAGTCAAACCGCTAAACCTTGCAAAATTGTAATATACGATGATAATGATGTATTTGTAGATCCACGTACAAATGATACAATTAACAATATACTATCTGCAATGACTTTAACCGGTATACAGTGGTACTGGATTCCTGGAGCAAGAACAGGTCAAGTTACCAATCATGAAAATGCGCGTAAAACTTGTGAAACACCTTTTATATGGCGTATTGATGATGATAATATGCTTTTACCAAATAATTTAGAGATACTTTATAAAGCTATTACATCTGATGATAAAATAGGGGCTGTAGGTCCTTCAATAGTAGACCCAAAGAATCCAATTTATAATAAACTAGCTTCCAATAAAATGGAAGACATTTATTTGGGTTTGAATGAACAGTGGAATTATTGCGCGGGTACACCCGCTCTTAAAGAGGTAGAACATTTGCAAGGTAGTACGTTTTTGTATAGAGTGGCAGCTGCAACACATGGTTATGAATTGAGTCTATCTAGAAAAGGTCATAGAGAAGAGACTATTTTTACATACGAAATGTTTAAAGCTGGGTGGAAGTTAATTGTTGCACTAGGCCTGACAACTTGGCATTTTCATTATCAAACTGGCGGTATACGCAGTGAAAAAGACGATAGAATGTTACAATCAGATGAAATGGTATTCCGTAATAAAATGCGGGAATGGGGCATTGTAGCAAACAATTACAAGTTTTACTATCTAGATAGTGGTCGAGGAGATCACTATGCATTTAAGCATTTATTACCAGAAATATTAAAACGGTATAGAGACTTTAAGATAGTGATAGGTTGCTGTTATGCAGACTGTTTCTGGGATATTAAACAAGATAACGTCATTTTTTGTTCTTTAGCTGACGTAGCACCATTTGTTAATGTAGAGAAACAAAATGCTTATAAATTTATGTTTGATAACAATTGGAAGGGTAGTTTAGTTGAAGCAATGAGAAAGGTATATCTATGAAAATTATAATTAGCCCGTATTCACAAAAACTACCTGCTGCAAAGCTTTGCAAAGGACATACCGGTGTAAACCCAAAGAATTATCCTTACTGGGAGCAAGTGATTGAATTGTTAAAACAGCAAATACCAGATCTTGAAGTTATACAGATTGGGGTAGTAGGAGAACCAATACTTAAAGGGGTATCTGCTATTAAACACAATCTAGGACCTCAAGAGTTATTAGATCTTATTAAAGATTGCGATGGTTGGTTTTCAGTAGATAATTTCTTTCAACACTTTGCTACATATTACAAGATACCTAATGGTTTTGTAATGTTTGGGCAATCGGATCCAAACATATACGGATATAGACAAAACATCAATATTCTTAAGGATCGTAAGTATTTACGACCAGATCAATTCGGATTTTGGTGGGATAGATTATACGTAGAAGAAGCGTTTCTTAGTGCGGAAGAAGTAGTAAAGATAGTATTACCTAAGCTTACGGCCTCCTAAGTATAGGTATGGCGGCATACGACTATTATCCAACACCAGCTTATACTAATGTAAAATATATTAGTGGTAGTTTTTTAGAGTTTTTCAGTAACAGCGGGTGGCCTGCTTCTGCTACGTCTTTTCCTATTAATCAAACACCAGGTCTTAACGATGTACAAAAAGGTTGGTATGTAAACGGTAACGGTGTGGTTAATGGTGTTGTACAAGGCCTGTCTGGTCAAAACACTAATTATGCTGCTGTGCTAATTGACCAAGCTACAGCTATACCTGGAAGCACGTATACATTTTCTGCTTTACCATATAGAGCCCCTGTTACCAACGTTTCAACTGTCGGCCCTGCTGCATTTCTTTCTACTAATTTAAATAGTAGAATTACAAGTTACGATTTGTTAGCTGAACGTATCTTCTTCCAGTTAGGTGCACCTTTAATTAATCTTGAGCTAGCTTGTACAGCAGCTTATGATATGATTGCATATGCAATTGAGGTGTTTACTCGTTTTACCCCAGGTACAGAAGAACTGTTAATATTTGATTCAAATTTATATACTGGTGGTAAAGGTATTAAGCTAGACACTCTTATTAACTACACCCCTGAACTATCTGGTTGGGATAGTACGTTTCAATCTGGGTGGGATTATGATTTAAATTCATATAGAAAAGTAATAGACATTTATAACTTTCAAGAAGGTTCAAATGAAGGTGTTAATACATTATTCACTATTGAACAATCATTAGCACAGCAAATGCACTTTGCTTACTCTTTAGGTAGTAAAGCATTTGACTTAATTACTTGGCACGTTTTAAAAGACTGGTTAAAGACTCGCGAAAAACTATTTGCAATGAAACAGTATTGCAGATTTGATCCACGTACTCAAGTGTTACGTATAACACCAGATCCAACTATTTCTTCGAATAATAACGCTCGCTTCTTTGCTTGTGTAGGTGTATACCTAGAAAGACCTATTAAAGATTTAGTAAAAGAGCGTTGGGTAATGGAATACGCTAAAGCGTTAATGAAAATTTCCATTGCCAATACACGTGGTAAATTCGGTAATACGCAGCTCTTTGGTAGTGGTACTTTGCAATATCAAGAACTAATGAGACAGGGTACAGAAGAAAAGAAAGCTCTTGAAGATGAGCTAAAAGGTGGTCACTCAGAGGTTCAAGAACCTCCAATGTTCTTCTTAGGTTAAGTTGGTAAAGCGCTACCTGGAGCAGCTGCTGGAGCACCACGTGGAGCTGGAGCAGCACCTGGAGCACCTGGTTCACCTTCTGCACCTGGTTCAGCACCGGCCTCAGGGCCACCCGGTCCAGGACCGAAAGCTGGAGCACTATTAGCGCCTGGAGCGGCTCCCCCACCACCACCGGCGCCTGGCTGACCAGGAGCACCACCGGTCATTGCTTCTTCCCAGTTTTTACCGAGTGTAGCAATCTTTTCTAATTCAAATTGTAATGCAGCATCTTTACGCTGCCATTCCCTATTAGCGATAAGTTCATCATCGTTCCAACCTAGATACTTCTTAAGAGCATAAGACTTAGCTACTAAGTTTTCTGTTTGTGTAGCGCTCTTTAAGTTGTCCCATCTAATCTGTAGTAACTGTTGATCTCTTACTGCAGCAAAGTGTGAAGGCGGATTAAGCGCAACTGATATATCGTTCTCTCTTAACTTATACTCACTCCACAAACCTTTAAGTTTGAGGTGTGTAATAAACGTATCTTTAATAGTAGAAGCAAAGTGTGTTTGTAATCTAATAATAAGCTTAGCAAACTTTAACTCTTCACGTAGAATTTCACCACCATCAGCAAACTTTGTATCCGGGTTTAATCTACTTGAAGGTACTCGTAATGCTTTATACAGCTTATTAACAAAGTAATTTAAGTCTTCTAGTTTACCTAAGTTCTGACCGCCGTTAAGTACTTTAACATCAGTACCGTCTTGACCGTTACGACGGGCAAACCAATAACTATCTAACATTGATTGAGGGTCATACACGTTTACATTACCACCTTGGCTACTATCATATGTACGTTTTGACCAGTAGTTCTGCATCAGGCGTTTTAAATAAGCTTCTGCTTTTGCTGCAGGCATATTACCAACATCAACATAGAATGCTAAACGCTCTGGTGCACGAACTAAACGGTAAACAACAATACTATCTTCAATTAAACTTAGTTGTTTATATGCACGACGAGCTACTTCTAAATATGGTAAACGAATCGTTTTGTTTTCGTTCCAAGTATGAGAGTGAAAATAAGTTACTTGGTGACGTTCAAGAGGTATAAGTTCCATACCATCTTTCTTTGGACCACCAGACGGGCCTCTGTTATTAACATTAAAACCGCCCGTTTTGTCATCTTTAGGTACTGGCTTACGAAGCAAGTAACCTTTAATGATCATATTTTGAACATTGTCAAAAATAGGATTAATATGTTCTGTGGGTATCTGTACTAGACTAATAATACCAGCCTCTTTATTCTCTTCATTAATTACGTTTTCAAAAAATACTTCAGCATCAATTAAAAGTGTTCTAAAATATTCCCAACCTCTATTATTAAGGTTGAACAAGTCCATTACATACTCAAAACTCTTTTGAATTTCTTTCTTTTGATTCTCTTCCAGTTTCTCACTTAAATGTAATTGAGCGTATTTACCTTTATCATCCTTAACTAAAACTTCATCACAAATTTCATCTAACGCGTGGCTAATTTCTGCATACGAAGCCATAATACGGTAATCAGCCACTCTCTTTGCTTTATCTGTATCGATTAAAGCATAAAGATAATCATGATAACCTTTGTCAATGATAACCCCGTTTAAGTTGCTTTGAGGGTTATTAGGATCTTGTACTACTGAAACAGCTTGTCTTAGGTTTCTTTCTTGTTGAGTACTACCTATTTTATAAAATGTCTCAAACTTCGGATTTAACTCAGAAATATTATCTATAACCGTGGAATTACCAGTATATGGTAACTTGTTTACAAAGTTATTAAAAGATTTCTGAAAGAAGTTTTGTTGCTGAGCCATTGTTAATATTTACACTGTAGGTTGTTATTATATACTGGATTTAATAAAATGCCAGTACTATTATCTACTTATTAAGAACACACTAAAGTATGTGCCTTGACCCACACCGCCACCATACTGTATACCTTGTCCACCAGATTGATTACTATAAGCGGTAAAATCTAAATAATCTCCAGAGCCGTTTAAGTATATAACTTTTGATGTAATCTGACTGTAACCATTACCCGATAGTGGGTTTGTTTGTGTTATGGTTTGTGTAGAACCGCTCTTTCTAATTTGTAGGTTATTCTGACCCCAAGCATTGGCAGGAGAAGCAGCACGCCACCAGACCTGAAACTCTACGTGATAAAAACCAGGTATTGTTGGTGTGAAACGATATGTTGAAGTATTTAACCAACTGTTAGGATCGGCTACAACTGTTTGCCAAGGCATCAATACATCTGAACCAGCTGGGGTGGTTATGTCTCCGCTCAACGTAGCCACAGTAACATATGAGCTAGAAACCGTTGGAGATGTTATTGGGTTAGTTACTATTATACTCGAGGCGGATACACTCTGAAATGTTACATTACTTGTCGTATTAAGTGTTTGATTGGCGCCAGGGCCACTAAAACCGCTTATACCAGAAAACCCTATCGGTCCTTGTAATGCTTGATATGCAAAGTTGTTACTCATTGTTTATATTTATTAAGAAGAGAAATACCTCAATGAACCGACCATTGAAGCAGGTGTAGAAAAGATATTTGGTGTAAGATTTACAGTTGATCCAGGGCCTATATTGTACAGTGTAAATCCTTGACTTGTACCTTCATTACCGCCTGTTATACCTTGACCCCCACCGGTAAGCCCGGCATAACGATAAACACTTAAATCTCCAAACGGCATTAATAACGGGCCGTTT